CGGTGAGGCCGTCGGCCGGGAGCGGCAGCGAGGTGCACTGGTCAGCGAACGGCCGGCCCGCACGGGCGAGCTCGGCGGCAAGCTGCGTCAGGTACTGCGGCACGACGAGGCCGGCGTAGTTCGCCGAGCTGCCGTCACGGTGCTCGACAGCCATCTCGTCACGGTGACGCTCGAGGCGGGCCTGAGCGTCTCGGTCGCCGTAAGTCTGCGCGTGGTACATGTCCGAGAAGAAGCTGTGGTTGCTGCGCTCGGAGTAGGTGATCGGCTCGCTGTGGACCTGGACGACGCCGGCGGCCGAACGGGCCTCGGGTTCGTCGGTCGCTGCAACCTCGGCACGAAGCTTCGCCGCTTCGAGGTTCGCGACCTGCACGGCACGCAGCTCGGTGATGCGCTCATCGAGGGCATCGGCACGGGCCTTGAGGTCGGCGAGGTTCTTGTCTTCAGTTTCGTTGAGATCGCGAGACTCGTCAGCGGCACGGGTCAGGATGCCGTCAACGGTTTCGCTGAGTTCTGCTCGTTCTTCGACGAGCTGGTCAAGCAAACGCACGGTTGCGCCTTTCTTGGTAGTGGTGATGGTGTGTCGGGTGCTGGCCGGGTGCCCGTAGCTGGCGGGCGGCGCTTCCAGCGGCGCAACGTGGGTTTCGAGTGAGGTTATCAGATCAGTCTGTTTGGTAAAGGATGCTGACAGTTTGGTCGGCGTTGCCGGACACGGCCCACAGTTCCTCGTTCGCTGGGATGTACAGCTCCAGCAGCAAGTTCTTCGGGATTTCGAGGCCGTTGCTGGTCGTGACGTCTGAGCCGCCGAGGTAGACCGGGTGCGAGCTGTCGTCGTGGAAGTACACGTGCCGGTTTGTGTTCTCAGCCTCAAGGATGCGCACAGCGGTAAGGCCGACGGTGAGCTGCTCGGACTTCATGGTCATGCGAATGCGCCTCGCCAGCGGGCCAGCCTCGGTGCGATCTCGGGGTCATCGGCGTCGAAGTGACGCACAGCGAGCACGCGTGCGCCGTCGTAGGCCGGCTGCGCCACGAATCCGACGTGGTCCATGCGGGCCTCGACCCGGACGACGTGCTGCCCGGTCGAGCGTGTCTCGGTGCGGGACCGTACCGGGATAAAGCCGACCGAAAGGCCGGTCACCATGCCGTCATCGGCGAGGCTGAGCACTTCGGCGGCTCGTTCGGTGCGGGCCATGCGGAAGTCAGCGACGAGGCCGTCAGCGGTGTTTTCCCAGTTGACCGAGGTGCCGACGGGCAGCGTCGAGCGTGACTCGTGCTGCTGGTACAGCGGGATGCGATCGCCACGTTCCTGGAGCGTTTTGGTGAATGCGCCACGCTCGAAGCTCTCGGTGAGGCCGTTTGGCATGCGGTATTCGCCATCCCACGGCACGACGATGCCGACCAGGTGACGGAAGCCGTCGTCGTCGGTGCGTGTCTCGATGCCGTCGAACGTGACGGTGCGTGTCTCAATTTCGGTCACGTCAAGCCCTCCAAAGCTCGGACCTCGTCGATGGTCAGGAAGCCGGCCCGAAGGCCAGTTTCGTAGGCGTCGTATCGTGTTTGTGTGTCGGCTCGCAGCACAGCGTCGAAGTTGAACACGGCCCGCTGACCTCGAGGCAGCAACGTCGACAGCGCTTCCTCGATCTTGATCGCCAGCGGCCGCAACGTGAACCGGACAAAGAACTGCGAGTCCTGTTGGACGTTGCTGTAGGTCTTCGAGTCTTGCGAGGGCACGCCGACGAGGTGTGGCGGGACACCGAACAGGGTGCACATTTGTTCGGCGTTGTACCGGCGTGAGTCGAGCAGCTCCATGTCGACCGATGAGAACTCCAGCGGCTGGTACTTGACGCCGCCCGACAGCACGGCCGGGCCTCGTTGCCGGCCACCGTTGCCAGCGATCCATGCCGCTTTCAAGTCCTGGGCCTGCTCGCTGGTGATCTCGTTCTCGGAGTGCAAGACGCCGTCGGGCAGCGCGCCGGTCGTGAACGCTTGTGCGGCGTACTGGTCGGCGGCGAGCGCCTGGGCGATGCTTTGCCGGTTGTAGTCGAGCGGGCCGTAGCCGACGACGTGGCCGGGCAGCGTGAAGTTGCGGATGTGCAGCACGTCCTCGGGATTGAGCGCGCCTCGGGACGTGCGATACTGCGGCCGGCCGTCGAGCATGAACACCTGGATGGCTTCAGGGTCGAGCAGTACGACGTTCTGCACGAACCCGAGGCTGTTGCGGCTACCGGCAAGCAGGTAGGCGTTGCCGTTCACGAGTAGCGAGGTGACGAGGGCGGCCATGAACTCGGAGCGGGTCCGGTCGATCTCGGGAGCAGCGAGCAGTGCCGGCGTTTCGACCATCTCACCGTTGCGTTCGGCGTGAACGGGCAGCGAAGCCAACTGATCGCTGATGAGGGTCACGCAACGGTTCGCCACGACGTCAGACAGCAGCGTGTCTCGCGTGACCGACATCGGCCCAAACAGTGTTTGTGACGTGATGCTGCGGGCGGGCAGCTCGATCGTGGTCGCCCTCGTTTCGACGTTGCGGCGGATCAGGTCGCCGATCATCGTTCACCAGCCTCGACAGCGGCCGACACGATGACGACGGCGATACCGACAGCGAACGCTGCCGGCCACGCTCCGAACTCCATGAACGTGGCGATGATCGCCAGCAGCAGGCCGGCGACTTGAAGGGCGGCGTGATACATCAAAACACCTGCGGGGTCGGTTTCGGCGCGACTGAGATTGCGCCCCATAGCGCAAGGCTAGCAGCCACCAGCGGCGTGATCGGGCTTTCCTCGCTCGTGCGCTTCCATGCCCAACGGTCGCCGAGCCGCCGGCGGGTAGCTGAGGCCACAGCGTCGGTGAGAATGCTGTCGCCGAGGTGGGCGAGTTTGCCGTCAACAATGGCGTCATGCATGGTGGCGCAGCTGGCGCAGTAGTCACGGGCACCGACCTCAAGCGTGTTGAGGTGCTGCAAGTGTGGCAGCAGCGACCCAGCGGCAGCGCCGGCGTCGATGACGATTGTTGCGCCCCATCGTTGTGCGAGCTCGGCGAGGCGTGCGGGTACCCAGCCGACACCGGGCCGATGATCGACGATCTCGGTCAGGTATCGGTCGCCGGTCTGTGAAGCGATCGCGATTGTGGACCAGTCTCGCATCGGGCTGACGTCGACGCCGAGGGCGAGCTTGTCGCCGTGCGGCAGGTCGTGCTCTTCGAGCTGTGCGAACACGGCCAGGTCGAGGGCGTAGTCGCCGGCCTCCAACGGCCACCGGTTCAAGATTTCTCGGTCGAACAGGTCGGTGGTCATGGTGCCGTGGAAGTCCTCGACGGCCGCCATCGTGACGCCTTTCTCCTCGGCCAGCGTCGGGATCGCTGCCAGCCACGTTTCGGGATCGTCGGGGTCGGCGTCGTCGGCTGCGGCCCACTCGAACCAGGCGAGCGAGGGCGAGTCACCAGCCCGGCCGAGGTCACGGTAGTGGCGCAGCAGCTGCGACTGGCTCGTGCCGGCGTTCGAGGCGAGCCACATTTGCGACGACGGCCTCGTCGACATTGTCGGGCCGAGGGCACCGACCAGCTCCAGCGGATGCGCCAAAGCCTCGTCAATCACGACCAGGTCGAGCGACAGACCACGAGCTCCGTCTTTCGAGGGTGTCACGACACGGAACGACGCGCCGTTCGTCATGGTGAGACACTCGGAGCCGTTTGCGAGGCGGAGCTGTTGGAAGCGTGAGCCAAGGCCGGGCCGCAGCATCTCGACAGTTTCTTGAAACTTGAGGCGTGCGCCGCCTCGGTCCTGGGCGGTGTAGGCGACATGCCCGCCAGCGAGCAGCTCCAGGCCGATACGAGCCGACAACAGCGCCGTCTTGCCATTCTGACGGCCGACACTGACACCGACGGTGCGGCGCTTGTACCGGCCCGCCTCGTCGACCTCGAGGGCCACGTCAGCAACCTGCCGCTGCCAGCCGAACAACTCCAGCCCCATGAGCTCGGCGACCTGGGCCAAGTAGTGGCCTCGGCTCGGTGAATCGCTTGCAGGTGTGGCGTGCAAGGCCGCCGGGTAGCTCATATCGCTTTCAAGGCGTTCTCAAGCGAAGCCAGGGCATCCTCGTGCGGTATCGACAGTTCTTTGCAGGATTGAAGCAAAACCGCCGCAATCTGCGGAATCTGGCCGGCACCATCAGCACCGGCCTCGATCGCATCCCAACGATCAGCCAACCCTCGGCACGTCTCGACCGTTACCGGGTCGCCCTCGGCAGTCTCCAGGTACTTTTCGACAGCTTTACGGTGTCGGCCCATCACCATCTCCTCGACGTCACAGGCTTCGGCTTCTTGCGTTGCGCAGCCAGCCGGCCGCCACGGGAAGCGTTGCACGGGCCGCAGCTTGGGAC